TACTCCAAGTCTTTTTATCACTCTCATCAAGTGTATCCCAATACTTTGGGTCTTTCTTATCACAAATTGCGTTTAGATGGTCGAATAATGTTTTAGCCATATTATGCTTCTTCTTCTACTTTTAAACCCGGAGGTAATAATTCATTAAGTACTTCACCACAATCTCCGCAAAGGAATAACTCTACTGGAAGTACTTCATCTTTTGGTTTGCCTGATAATAGTTTTGAAATCTTACGGAATCCAAATCCTTGTACGAAAATTTCACCACCACATTTCTTACATGCAATTGGAGTTGTTTTTTCCAATGGAATTGGTTTTTCTTCTTGTGGTGCTATTGGTTGTCCACCTGCTCCTAAAATGTTAGCCATTATATAATATTTAAAATTTGAATTAATGTAGCTGCTGCGATAATTTCTTTATCAATTGCTACTGCTGATTTACTCACACCATCTCCTAATAAAAGAATGATGTTAGCTGTGTTCTCTCCACCATACTCATCTACCTTATCATATAACATTGTATATAAATCGGTAAAATCAGTAACTTTAGAATCAATAAGAGCTTGTCTTACTTTCATATACTTATTTCTCTTATCATCGTTTGAAGATAGGATGTCAATAATTTTATTTCGGTAATCATTCTCTAATAAATTTTGTACATCTACTTTCAACTTACCTTTGTTAGAATTAAGTTGGCAAGTATTGATAATCTTACGAATATCAGGATAAGCTGCGTCAATGATTGGAACTAAATCCTTAACTTCAAATTCAATCTCCTCATTCTTTAAGATTTTACTAATTTGCATAGCAACATCTTTTTTAGTTGGAGGTACAATTTGAAATGATTGACATCTACTTTGAATCGGGTCAATTACTTTCTCAACATAGTTACAAGTTAATATGAAACGGCAATGTGCTGAAAATGTTTCCATTAAGTTTCGTAAGATAGCTTGTGCGTTGTGAGTCATATAATCAAACTCATCCAATATGATAATCTTAAATGGTTTGAATCCCATTGAAGATGCGAAGTTGGTTACCTTATTTCTTACCGTATCTACATTATTCTCCGAAGATGCGTTAATAATCATATAATCACATTCAATTGATTTTACAATTAACTTTGCTAATGTTGTTTTACCAGTACCAGCTTTTCCGTACAAAAGTAAATGTGGAATTTCACCTGTCTCTAAGTAACCCTCTACTTTTGATTTTAGATGTTCGTTACCTACATAATCAACAAGCTTCGTTGGGCGATACTTCTCTACCCATAAACTATTATTTACTTTTTCTTCCGTTTGTTCTATAAACATATTTTATTTTTTATTTTCCAGTTGAACCAAATCCACCATCACCTCTTTCAGTATCCGATAACTCAGCTACTTCATCAAACTCAATTGGAGGATATGGAATAATTATAATTTGTGCAATTCTATCACCTACTTTATATGCAAGTGAATCTAATCCATTTTCTTTTTTGAATGTAGCTTGTAACTCTCCTCTATATCCACTATCAATTACACCAACTGAATTTGATAATACCAATTCATATTTTCTAATTGATGAACGAGGAAATACTAATCCTACAAATCCGTTAGGAATTTCCATTGCTAAATCAGTACCATAACTAACATCAAATGTTGTATTGGATATAATTCTAGTTGCTACTAAATCCATACCAGCATCTCCCTCTTTGGCGTAAGTTGGGATTACTGCATCAGTACTAAGCTTCTTTATTCTTACTTTCATTTTCTAATTTATTTTGATATTCTCTTAATTTAATCCCTTCTTCGGAAAGTTCTCTTGCGAACAATTTAAACTTCTTATCATCTTTTGTAAATGATACATATGCACCATCGGTATTTCCTATTGTGAATGTCACAGTTGGGTCTTCATCTTTCATATCTTCATTTGTCCAAGCAAATACTTTTGGTTCATCATCATCAAATTGAAAACACCATTCGCATTGTTCCATTTTTTTAGGTTCAGATAATTTTATCTCACCTATTGGTTCTATTAACTCTTGAATAGTTTCTTCAATTTGTTCGTTTTCAATTTTTTTGTTGTTTGTCATAATATATTTATTTTATCTTCCTACCTCTGCTAAGTATTTTGCTTTCATTTCTTCCCAGCTAATTCCAATAGCATCTATGTAGAATAAGTGTTCGGGTTTAATTCTTCCTTCATCATGTAGTTTTGTATATCTACTGATTGCATGTTTCTTCCACCATTTGTTAATATACTCAGTACCTTGCTTAAATTTATCTTTAAGAATTAATTTATCTTCGGTGATTTCGTTTCTAAGATACTCACATCCGTTCTCATACATCATAGCCATATAAACACCTCTCTTAAATCCGTGATGATATTGAGTTGCCTTAATACCACACTCTTTGAAGATTTGTCCTAATATCTTTTGTTTTATACCACTAACAGGTCCGTTAGCTTCGTATCCCATATTAGCGCCATTACGAGCTCTCTCATCTGAAATATTATCTTTATACCATTGTGCTCTATTTTCCTTAATCCATTGATGCCAAGGGTCATAGAATTTATCATCCGGCTTCAAACTAATTTTACCAGCTGATTCACCTAATGTTTTAAATAACGGAATACCATTGTATTGAGAATGAATTCCGTAAAGTGATGTTGTACCTACTGCAATCAAAACATTATCATACTTTGATTTCCAATATGCTCTAACCTCCGGCGTAGTTGTCATCATAGCGATTAACTTACCACCTAAGAAGTTATAACCCAATGGCTGAGTACATACAATAGTAGAAGCAATAGTAGTGTTGTTTAGCTTACCATCAACAAACTTATTATCCTTAGTCCAACCAATGAAGTTATCTCTAACTCCCATAGCGGTTACATCAGATGCTAATGAAATCTGTCCTAATAGTTTTCCACTCACTCTATCCTTTACATTAATCTTTACATTTCTGCCGGGGTTTGCTGTAAAATCCATTGTGTGAATCATACGTCTTACCGCTGCCCACTTAGTAGATTCTTTAGGGTCATCGATAATCTCAACGTAAGGGTCTAACGATTCAATTTCTTTTATCGTTAGCTCCTTATTGTTGATATCAGTTGGTTTCCATTGTAAATCGTAATAAGATGCGATTTGGGATTTTGCTTGAATCATTGTAGGTTCTTGCAATTCAACCCACTTCTTATACAACGTTTGTTCTTGAACAGACATCGTCATAAGGTAGTCCATATTTTCTTTTAACTTTGCTTTTTCAGATTCAAAATCAAAGATAGGTTTTTGTGGTTCAGTGTCCCAAAAGCTCATATTAATTATTTTACGATTGCTCGGATTTGGTTTGTTGTTATTGATGATTCTAAAATGTATATCTCTTTACCAGCATTTTCAATAAGGAATTTTTCTAAATTTAAATCCCATGTTTCAGTTTGATATAACTTACCATCTATTTCAAATACAGGTTCACTTATTATTTTGTAATGTTGGTTAGCCATATTATTTAATTTGTACTAAATAATAATTTGCTGTGTAATCTCCATCGGTAAATGATACATGCGATAATCCCTTAGATGAGATTTTTAATGAAGATGATTTAGAACCTTTGTTAGCCATTAAGATAGCTTTCAAATATTTTGCTGAGAAAGCAATTGGTTCAATATCTTCTTTAGCTGTTGCATCTACTTCAATAGAAATTCTATTTGAGTTGATTGATGAGTATCCTAAAATAACTTCACCTTTTTTAGCTTTGAATGTAAATGTAAATGTATCAGAATCAGCCAATACACCTTTTGATTTGATGAACTTATTTACAAAGTCATCATCTAATGTTATCTCCGCATCAAATGCAGGTAACGCTTTTAAATCAGGTACTGTAGGAATCACCGATGGTGCTGCCAACATATATTGTACCTTTGTTTTTTTATCAGAGAATTTCAATGCACCAGTAACTTCTTCTACTGTGATTGATTCATCCAATACACTCAATAATCCTTTTAATTGAGATGTAGTGTAAATACCAAACTCACCATTTGGAAATTCACCACCTACTACTGTAACATCACCTAATAAGGTTTTGTCATCAGAAATCATTCTTACCGATAAGTTCTTGTCATCGGATTTTACCATAACGGATTCAATCTCACCACCTAAGTTGTAACGATTAACGAAACCATCAAATTTGCTTTTGTTCATAATTGAAATTTTTAATTTATGTTTTAATTTGTTATACAAATATACGAAAAATACCTGATACTACCAAATATTTTAGAAAGAAAAGAATTGTTCTGCCGTTTTTTGTGAAGAAAGTACTGCACCCCATCCCAAAGCCCCATAGAAGTCCTCCAGTTTCTTTAATAATTCCCTTTCGAAGATTTTATCATAGTCTATATATGTCCTTACCAAGTCCATTATTTCATCAGGATCATCATGTCCTTTAAATCCAACCGCATCCAATCCAAATGGGTTTTGTTTTAGATATACCCATTTAATCTTATCACCATCTCTCATTGGAGCGTGCTTAGATGGGCATTTGAAGTGAACCAATAATTGATTATGTGCAATTGCTGCTTTTACGTGCGCAGGAGTTCCACTATTAAATTGGAACATTGCTCTATTATCTTTTTTCTTTGGAATGTATTTTGATATTTCTTTTACTGCCGAATTCTTAGCTATTGAAGTTACATCCATATTCACCAAGTCCTTTTTGAAATCATATATCTTATCGGTTAATACCATTTCAGTTTCACCTTTAAGAATATCAATTAAAACACCACTCATAAAATTACGGAATTGTGCAGGGTATGATGAACGAACTACGTCCAATCCTTTTACATCTAATCTATCGGTTGGAATACCATTCTCCGCAATAATCCATTGAGCGTATCTTTTCTTTGCAATCCATATACCACTTCTACTTACAAACTCCTTTTTAATTTGGAATCTATGTTTATCTTTTGGTACATTGAATATTTTTTCAGCAAGTATATTGTAAAAGTTATTTAAAAAATCTTGCGTTTCACCAGCAATACCATCCACTAATAAAGCAACTTCACTATCCGGCATTTCTTTCCAATTCTTATGTCTATGGTCTAATAAGGGAACTGCTGAAAAGAATACCGAATCAGTATCAATGTAAATGTTATAATCATTTCCCACCGTACCCAACTCTTTATTGTATTTAATGTTAGCCATCTCCGCAGTTGATTTAATTACCGTCTGACCTGTTAGTGTTACCGCCTCAGCGTTATCCACATCATAGAAACGAAATGCAGGTAATCCCAATACTCCATATAAAGAGTTCAATAAGATTTTTTGTACTAACTGTCTTTTCTTATAGAATGCATATTTTTCTTTATCACCAGCTTCACCATATTTTTTCTCTAACTTACGGAACTCAACCCTTTGGTCAAACCATAAATCTAAGATAGCTGGAATACAACCTACTTTATCAGTAGTATATAATA